AGCGGTAACGGAAGCAATCGCCAAAAATTTTGCGGAATCAACCGTCAAGGAAGCGGCGGTGGAAGCGGCAGAGGATGGCAGTAAGACCTATCAGGTTGTTCTGACAGACAAGGAAGGAACTGAAAGTACGGTGTTCTTCAATGAAAAAGGTGAAATACTGAAATAATATATTTTGCGTCTCTTTGAATGGGGCTGTCTAAAATGAACAGCCCCATTTTGTTATTATTGAATATCACTTTTTATTCATTATGACTATGGCATTGATGATGCTCATGCGATGAACAACCTATACCTGAATCTGCTATTTTTCCGTTCAGATAGTCCGTTGCGACATTCAAAATATTTCCGGAACATCCTCTTATCACTTTAATATGGTGGGCTGTAAGTACATTCAAAGCACCTTGTCCCATATTTCCAGCCAGCATGACACTGACCCCCATACCTTCCAGTTCACTGGCTATATTGGACTTACAGCCACATCCTTGTGGCGACGGAATGGTTTCACTGCTCAGAATCTGGTTGTCTTGTCCTACTGTCAGAATTGTATAATACTCACAATGACCGAAATGGTTATCAATTACATTGTCTCTGGTAGGAATTGCAATTTTCATCATAATCTTATTCTTATTAATGTTAATATTACTGGTGTGGATGTCTTCGGAAAAACATACCGGACATACTGTCTTACGGATTTTGAGTGCCGGATTGATATTGTTGAACAAGAAACCACATGATCCGCAACGGAACCATTCACTGTTGGTATATGACACGCCTCCTTCTATCATTATTGCGGCACCACAGACGAATGCCTTGGCTATCTTTTGCCTTGCACTGGTATATATTCGGCTGAGGGTAGGGCGTGACACACCCATTGAGATGGAGGCTTCCTGCTGGGTTTTCATTTCATAATCACACAGGCGTATTGTTTCATATTCTTCGAAATGCAGGAATATTGTTTCTTCACAACTATTGTTGGAAATGACAGGTCTGAATCCGGCAACAGAAGGCATATTGTTAACTTTGCGTATATTTTTTGGACGTGGTGACATTGTATATTTATTGTTTCTGCCTGCAAAGATAATGAACAAATGCTCAAAATAAAAAAAATAATAAACTTTTTTTAGGGTTACAGATAAAAAATACACTTCTGCTTTCTCAAGCAAAAGTGTATTATCTCTTTTGATTTCAATGAAAAATGTTTAATCTAAATTTATCAAATAAATGAAAACAAAAATGTAGTGATTCGTCACGAACAACAACATTCAGGACTATCATCAGTAAACTCTTTTACTGATATTTAAACATATAACTTATTTTGCCAAAATTTGAAGCTGAAATGCGATATAAGAAAAGCAGGATTCGCTAATCCTGCCGGATTCCGTATACAAACTGCTTTGCTAGCAAAATGCTTTACAATATCCAAGTTTAATGAATCTAAAAATAAACACATATTCAGTTATTTGTGATGGTAAAGTTATAACAAATATTTTAAAGAAAAATCTTATGCATAAAAAAAGCACAGAATAAACTATATATAGACCAATATACAACACATTTAAACAATGTTGTGTAATACAGGACCATTGACACAAGCCATTCTGAAAGAACAAAAGAAAAGTGCATGACTGGTAGCCAATCCCAAAGGATATGTTATTGAGGTTATCAAAAAGAAAATAAAAGAAGTTCTAGTTAGATACAACTATAGGGAATAAAAATCTTGTTACATAAAATAATATAGTAATTTATTCCCTATATTTGTATCATATTAAACTTCAAAAATAAAAGGCATATGAAAAAAAAATTATTATCATTGGTAACTGTTTTTTCTTTTGTATCGTGCTTGGTTTCATGTTCCAATGAAAAAGTAGTAAACAACAACAATTATTCCGAACAAGAAAAAGCCAAAATTGAAGCATTAATGAAACTATTCGATTCTTATGGTTGGGAACTTGACACAACAGTTAGTATAGAGCAACGCGATAAGGAACTTTTGGAGATGGACTATGAAAGAGCTAAGACTTTTTTGGAATACATGAGCAATGGTATTGAGTTTGACAATTTTGAGCCCACGACTCCAAGCGGGAAAATACGCCAAAAACCTTGAGTATTATACAAGAACTTCCATGGCTTTCCCAATATATGGAAGTCATAGTAGCTCTGCTGTATCATCTAAAACGACCATGATTCTATCTTACGCTGGTCCAAATCTATCAAGCGTAACCATACAAAGTACATTGGTTTCTTTAAATCCTGCATCAACTTGAATTCCTGATGAATATGGTTCTTTTAATTTTTTAGAAGATATGTGTGATAATGTAAGAGTTATAGGATTGATTAAATACGGTAGTTTCTATAAACATAAATATGAAATGATAGGGTGGTGTTCCCAAAATAGTGGAAAAGAGTTGTTTACGACGGAAATATTATGGGATTCTAAGAAATATAATCATGCTGTATTATTGAACTTATGAAAACTGGAATTACTACTCTTTGTTTTTTTATTCATCTATTTCATGAAAATATTCATAATACCGTTTGTAGTTGTTCTTGTCCTTGATTGTATCCACTCGTAGGTGACACATCAAACAAGCGACAAATAGGGAAATACAGCACAAGGGCTTGATTTAATCTATCTCAGTTTTTTATCAGTTTGACTTAACCGATTGATGAATAGACTTTTAGCGAATTATTTGAGAAATAAAAATAACGATTTAGCAACAGTACATATTTTAGCGTTTAACGTTGCTATGCTGCCAAATAATTCTTTCATTTGCAAATATAACATCTTTTTCGAAAATACAAACTATGACAGCAGTTTTATAAAATTGATCGGGAAAACAGAAAATGTAAGAAGCCCCCAGCGAGTTACCCCACCGGGAAGCATAGCTCATTTATTACAATCAAATTTCCGAAATGTCTTTTCTTCTTTTACTGCTCCTTGCTTTAGAAGTTTATTGGATATAAAGATAAAAGCTGTTATTATAATATGCCATGTTCCTTAATAGTTTTTGTCTGCATATTGCTCATTGTACTACTTTTTAGGCATTGTTTGCGTACCAAGGTAATTGTATGTCACTTCTTGTGTGTTATGAGGGAAGGCGTTGTAATAACCGTCTGTTTGTACAATCTCCAAGTTTAAAGCTTTTTGATCGTATGCTTTACGGAGTGTTGACCACTCATAATCGAATGATGTTTCGGAACGCATCACCATGGTACGTTTATCGGGAAGTGATATCGGCTGTTGGAGAATACGCACATATACATATAGGGTAGCTGTTGGAGGCAAGGTTGCCGATGTCATTTTACGCATAGTATAGATGCCTTGTGCAATGGATTTATCGCAAGGCAGGGTAGCAAATGACAGAGCATTAGTGAAATGAAAGGCACAAGTTCCCCATAAGCAATAACCTTGTTGGGACAATTCCCTATTCTGCTTGGTTTTCACATCGATACACGTTAAGCCCGAAAGCGGAAAACGCTGTTGATTGATGTCATATATTTGGAGTTCCGATAAACATTTGATGCGGAATACCCTATTGAAATCTGCATTTGCCACAGCTTGTTCCAATTCTTTTCGGTATGTTGTACGGAGTTCTTCCAGTGCAAACGGGTCATTGGCTGCTTCTGTATACTGTTGGGGGGCACGGAGAGAAGCATAGGTTTCGACTGATGCTGTGTCGATAGGTTTACCGTAAAGTTTATGTGCATAGACGAACAAGACAGCCGGAGTAAGGTCAACAGCTCCATTCATACAGGAAACATGATGTCCGGACATGATGTTTCCTTTACTTAAAGCCATGTTTAGATATACGCCAATCTTGAAATCGCCTTGTTCGGCAAAGACTATTTGAGGCGTTTCCGGTTGTTGGTAAATACCGAACTGTTGATAGAGTTCTGGCTGGTAAGCAGGTATGTCGGTAATGATGGCAATCCGTCCGGTTGAATTTTTCGGATCCAGCTTGTCAAATTGATTGTTGGCGTTTAGTTGCTTAACAAATAGATAGCCCGATGGCAATGGTTCACCAATACGGAGCGTGTCGCCTACTTTGTAAGTACGACCGTCACAAGCATCAATGCTCTGCTGGGCTTGGAGTGGTTGGCATAACAAACAGACACCACCTAACAAAAAAGCGGTCAGATTCATTCTTTTCATACGTTTTTTTATATTTAATTTTTCAGTTCTCATATTAATATATTTTTATAATAGTAGCAGCAATAATTAACACTATTGATACAATAAAGAGTGATATATTGATATTCTTTTTCTTCTGAAACAAATTAGCGATGCAAGCAGAGCCCAAACCTAAACGAGCTATTATTGAATCAATGGTAATATCATCGATAATGATAGGTACAATGGCCCATACCACAATAATCCACATTGATAGATTGATTATCAGATAGATAAATCTTTCCATACTATTTACGAATTAAATAATATATTGAAATTCCAATAACAGGAAGTAATAAAACAATCAAGGTATATAATATTCTGCTTCCTTATGTGCTTTTTGTGCGTACAATGCTATATAGTACGGCTATATCAAGCAAGAAAATGAGTATTATAAGTAAAAGGCCTATATCCATATCTGCATAATTTTCCAGTTCTGTATTTACGTGTATTTTCCGAAATCATGTATACATATATGTACGAAGCCTCCAAAGAATTATCTCGCCGGAGGCTTTATTTTAGTTGATAGCAATAATATAAGAAACTACAACTGTTTTTACTCCGGCTTGCGGATATTTATTTTTGTAGTATTTAGAAAGGTCTTTATAAAGATAAGCCATTTTAGTAGAACGGCCCCAAAATACATCAAATGAAGGGTAATTGGTGTCATTCCCATCTTCATTTAAAAACGTCCATTCCATGAAACCTTTTACGTTTTCTTTTGGCGGAAGTAATTTGTAAGATTCTGGCATTTCTTTTAGGTCTTTGTTTTCGCTTTTTATAATACACGGTTCCAGGGTATTATTATCATCTTTTATTGCAATACATCTTAGGAACTTGTCTTCGCTCTGCCAAAACATATAGTGAAAATCCAAAGGAATAAGAGATTTTTTCTCCAATTCTTCTTCAATAAGTTTTTGATTGTTATCTGCATCTACTACATATCTGTATTTAGGAAACTGTATATTCTTATAGTATGATTCAGGGATTAAATGTAAAGGCAAATTTTCTGAATCTTTTTTATTTTTGGATATTATTTCAAGTAGTTCATATTCCGTCCATGCGGAATTTTCCATGCTATAATCCAAATAACTTGTTTCACTGATTTTTATCTTATATTCATATCCTTTTTCAAACTCAAATCCACCAATGAATCCAAGGCTTTCCCATTCTTGGACATTTTCTTTCTTTACGGCATATACATCAGATAAATAATTAAATCTGTCTGACCGACAAACACCGGGTATCTTCTTCGATGCAATGGTCAGAGTATATTCCTTGTAGTTTGTCACTTTCTCACCCTCTTCATCTTTGTTGTCACAGCCTATAAAACCGAATATACAGAGGAATAATATCAGTATTTCTATTTTTTGAGTTTTCATGATTATAAAATTTTACAATTCTGTATTTACTTTTATTTGTTCTATTCTTTTTTGTACAAATATAGTGAAAGTGCCATTTATAAAGTATCAATACTACAAAAGATTTTCTATATTTGCATGGTTTAATATGATAATTATGAAAAGAATAATCGTTTTTTTTGCAGTAATTGTACAAATGGTGTTTCTTTCCTGTTGTGTTGAGAAACAAGGATATTATAACAGTGGAGAAGAAAGCATAATCGCACTAATATGTGATATAACTTGGACTGGTGGGAAAAAAGAGTATGAAGACGGAAGCTCTTGGGAATCTATTTGGAATTTCGATAAAGACGGAACATATACACGAACCAATGTAGAGATTGATAAAGATGGGAACAAAAAAGAAGGTGAGATTCGTGGAAGATGGTCTTTCTACACTCCTAACTTTAGCACATTATACTTTGGTGGTAGTCATTATTGGGATATTAAAGAACTGGATAAAACAATCTTTTCATTCTACGATAGAACAGGAGAACTGAACGATCCACTTATGTCTAAAGAATATGTTGAATTTTATCCATACAATGAAGAGAAAGACTAATTTGTTATACTCTAAATGTTACCTATGGGTGGATGAAGCTAAGGAAAGGAACAACTACAAGAGGTATTATGAATATTATCAAAAACAGGAGAAAAAATGATATTAAGCGAGTTACTGATATGACAGTAAACTCGCTTAATATCTTAATTATAACTTTTATTAAATCCGTCAAAAAAATATTCTTCGCCCATCATCTTATAAGAAAACTTTCTATCTGCTATAAACACATTATCCATAAATACAGCATTGCCTTCATCATATTGGACAGAAATTGTTTTATAAGAACTTCCCCAGTTCCATTTGAAATGATATTCCTCCCTTGTGGAATTACCATTCGCTTGCTGATGTTTGCCTATTATTTCTACTCCTGTTCCGTCCTTGTGAAAATCAAGTTCCTGAATATATCTTGTGTTATGTACATCAACATATTCGGCATGCCACCAATACTTGCATAGATAGTAAGTCGCAGATTCGTCATTGCTCGGAGTTCTTGCATCATCAGAAATTCCGCATCCAGTAAAGCATACAAAAGAAAAAATAGCTATTAATGATAAATATTTCATACGCATTTTGTTTGTTAAAAAACAAAATTAAAAATAATTGGCCATACTATTTTTCTAACAATACTTTAATTAGATTTTTTTCTTTTGATGACCACAATCACATACCCTTTGGGATTGGCTACCAGTCATGCACTTTTCTTTTGTTCTTTCAGAATGGCTTGTGTCAATGGTCCTGTATTACACAACATTGTTTAAATGTGTTGTATATTGGTCTATATATAGTTTGTTCTGTGCTTTTTTTATGCATAAGATTTTTCTTTAAAATATTTATTATAACTTTGCTATGACAAACAAGTAATAGATTTGATGAATCAGTAAAAGCGTTTACTGAGAATGTTTAAATGCCATCATTCGTGATGATATTATGGCATTTTGTGTTTTTCATTTCTATATTTAGATTCAATCTTTTATTATAAAATCTGTATGCACTTTTACTTGGGAAAGTAGAAGTGCATTTTTTATATAACAAAGATTAAAATAGATATCATTTGCAAGCAAATACACAGTTTGAACCTTTTTATGTAACCTAAGCCTGTTGTTGAAATGAAAAAACACACCAAATCTCATAATAATGAATGTATTTGCTTTTTTATAATATGCTTATTTAAAGCAATACATATATCCAATCCACTGGTAATAATGCAGACTGTTTCAATGAGCTAAAATTCAAACAACCACTATAACATACATATCCTTTATGAAATGCTCTGATAATTTGCACGATATTGTGAAATTATATTTCTTTCAAAGAAAGAAGACGGTTATTCTCATGGACAACCGTCTTCTTTTACAAATCTAACAAACGATTTATGTCAGCACTTCGCCAAGTGCTATCTCTTAAAACAATCTAGTACAAAGATAAAAATTTTGTTTAATAAAAACAATACTCATTATAAAAATCCTCCAATAAGATAAAATCTTGAAGTTAATTTATGAATATGATTGTTTCCAGTAAGATCTAAAAGAAATAAAAAACAATGTATTAGTAGTATTTGATTTTATTATCCCTATCTTTGCAAGGAAGCATAGACTCTCTTATGAATGACTTTACTTATGGGGTTTATAGAATTTTAAACCATTTTAAAGCAGTTACCCGTGATGGATAGCTGCTTTTTTACACTATTGATCTGCTTTTTAGGTGCTACGTTGTCGGTATTTGTTTTATTCTTATTTTAAAAGCTTTATCTTGAGGAGAAAAAATTAGATTACCTTTGTAGATATAAACTATGGAAAGTTAAGAATATGAATAAAGCTGAACTGATAGAAGAAATTAAAAAGGTCTGTAAAGTGCGGAATGACATTAAAATAAAGATGGTAGTAACAGGAGAAGACTGGTCCCTTGACGCAAAATATGTGTTTCTTAGTGAGAGTGGAGCGTATGTGACAGACACCTTATATCTAGTAAATATAGACGAACTTGACGCAGAATCATTGAACAGGATATATCAAAAGATTTTTTTTAAATAGATTTTCCTCATAATGAAAATGAATTAGTTGATCCACAAGTGGCGATTTGTTGAGAATGGTCGCTTTTATCATTTTATTTTGGAGGTCTTGAGTTTTTTTGCCTATCTTTGTAGTAACCAATATATCAGATCATTATGAACAGCAATAATAAAAATCAGATAATTCGTTTCGACTGGGCGATGAAACGTCTGCTCAGAAACAAAGCCAACTTCAGTGTGCTTGAAGGCCTTCTCACCACGTTATTGGGTGAGAAGATTATTATCCAGAGGCTTCTTGAGAGCGAAAGCAATCAGGAGAATGAGTACGACAAATACAATCGTGTTGATATGCTTGCCGAGGACTCCAAAGGTGAGTTAATACTGATAGAGGTACAGAACAACAGCGAATACGCTTATTTCCAGCGTATGTTGTTCGGTACTTCCAAACTAGTCACAGAGTATATCAACAGAGGGGAGAGTTATGACAAGGTTCGTAAAGTATATAGCGTCAATATAGTCTACTTCTCCTTAGGGCATGGCAGGGATTTCGTTTATCATGGAAAGACGGAATTTAGGGGCATTCACACTAATGATCTTCTTGAACTCAGCCCATTCCAGAAACAGACTTTTAAAGTGGATGTGGTCAGCCAGTTATATCCCGAATACTATATCCTGAAAGTGAACGGTTTCAATCAGGTAGCAAAAAGCCCTCTAGAAGAATGGATTTATTACTTGAATACCGGTGAAATACCTTCCACTGCTACAGCTCCCGGTCTTGAAGAGGCCCGTGAGAAGTTGAAACTAGATAGCATGACCAAGGATGAACTGGCCGCTTATTACAGTCATTTGGACAATTTGATCATTCTTCGTGATAACATTCATACTGAACGGGAGGAAGGCAGAGCGGAAGGATTAGTGAAAGGCAGAGAGGAAGAGAAAAGAGAGAATGCCCGTAATCTGAAAAGATTAGGTGTGTTATCTGACATTATTTCACAAGCCACAGGATTGTCTAAAAATGAGATTGAAGAACTGTGATATAGATCTTAAATTGTTAAGTGGAATCCAATAACTGGTTTATAGAGACTCGCATTTGAAAACTCCTAAATCTTCAGTTTAAGAGATGGAAGGAGGTGTGTCGTAATACACGATGCCCTCCTTTTTTGTAATACGTAATAATGTGACAACAAATATTTTTAGAAATAGGAAATCCCTTTGAACAAATCCATTGGTATCTTGTTCAATAAAATGTGAAGTAGATTGTCAAAACGTAACTAATCTGAACCGTTCCGGCTTGTGATAAGTAGGGACGGTTTTTATTTTGATAATATTTCTGTTAAAAGATAACCCATGAATTATATGTTCCTTTATCTTTGCACACTATTAACATCAACTTATGTATCATGACTGAAAAAAATCTTATTCCGAAGAGGAATTGAATGAAATGATCGCATGGTTCAATAACCATGCCAATAAACTTCCAAAAGAAATGCAGATTAACAAAGCAGCTTTCACTCCGAATTTGAAACTTACTATTGAAAGCTGTATCATGCAAGCTAAACAAAACTTAGGGAACTATAAGATGGGAGGACCGTTTCTGATTTTGAAACAAATCAGAGCAAATCTTGAAAACAATAAATGATATTCTTTTATTATTTAACAAGAAAATCAAGATATTCTTATCCATTTGCACCATCGCTGCCAAAACACCAAAATCCATTGTCATATCGTGACAATGGAAGAAGCTTGATGGTAATAAATATTGTTATCAAGCTTCTAGTTACCCAACAAAGAGTAATGAAAACTATTCCATATTCAATTCATATTGAAAAAAATAATCAGGAGCAATATTCCGATTATTCGGAGAATGCAAGAAGCCATAGAGCATTAATAGAAAACAAATAGAACTTATGGAATCTACTTATTTTCTATTATTACAGAACAAGATTCAGTTTTATAAAGAAATATTTTTGCACTTATCGTTCGTTTTAACCAATAAAAAATACACCCTCACTTTCCCAAGCAAAGGTGTATATAATTACTCATTTAAAATGGTATGTGAAAAAAATTATTAACTAAAAAGATGCCATTATTCATCACGAACGATAGCATTTAGACTATTTTTGTCAGTAAACGCCTTTACTGATTTAGAATTAAGTTTAATTCAATATAGATGCTATAAAGTTATATATAAATTTTATTTTATCAAAACTATTTAAAAAAGGCGGGATTCACCAATCCTGCCTTTTTCAATACAAACTGCTTTGCTAGCAAGATGCCTTACAACATCCAAGCTTAATGAATCAAAAAATAAAAACACATTCAGTTATTTGTGATAGCAAAGCTATAACAAATATTTTAAAGAAAAATCTTATGCATAAAAAATGCACAGAATAAACTATATATAGACCAACATACAACATATTTGTAATATAGGGCCATTGATACAATGGTATTCTGAAAAAACAAAAGAAAGGTGCACGACTGGCAGCCCCCCCAAGGGATATGTTATTGGAACTATCAAGAAGAAAACTAAAAAAAATAATTAAAGTCTTATCACTAAAAACAACGTAACAGATTATTTTCTAAATTTAGAGCTGATAACTTCAAATTAAGAGCTTATGAAAAGGATTTTATTTTTAAGTACATTTGTATTCCTTGGATTTAGACTTAACTCTTGTTCAGATACTGATTTAGATTCTCCAGTGAATGAAACAAATCAACCTGTAGAAAATAATACAAGTGATATTATTAATAATTTAGAATCATCTTTTGAAGTAAAAACAAGAACAGAAGGTGAACAAACTTCTTACCCTGATTATTATTGTGGTAGCTATTTTAAAGATGGCATCTTGGTTATAAAAGTAAAAGGAACAAATATAAAAGATTATAAAAAAGACCTTGTACAAAGATGTAAAAGCAATCAATTCATTATAGAAGAGGGTGTTAATACGATGAATGAACTTTTGCAAATTAGAAATTTTATAAATAGCAAAGATGAAATTGGAGTATGGAAAAAATTGGGTATTTCTGCTTGTGGTATAGATTCTAAAGATGAGAAAGTCATTGTAATGTTAGAAGATGTTTCTGAAATGAACATTACCAATTTTAAAAATGAAGTGATTAATTCACCTCTAATAAAATTTTGCCAACTTTCATTTTCTAAAGATAATGCCTCCGTTACTTCCCGATGAAGCGACTAAGGCACAAGAAACATGATAGATTTTATGTAGAAGAACATGGGGTTGGTTCTGGAAGGACTGTTAGGAGTTAGCAGTAGTACTATATTTAAAGGAAAAGGGTATATCCAGTTAGAAACTGAAGACGATATTGATAAAGTGTATGAGCCTGGAGTATATGCAATAAAAGGCACTTCATACAATGATCAAACGCTTCTTGTTTTCAGTCATAATCTGGGACAGTCAACAGTACAATTTAGGACTAATAACTATGGTGGTTTTTTAGTGTTTAGAATAAAATGGTGGAATGGTGCTTGGGGAACCTGGAAGACGGTTTCTTTGACATAAAATTTATCTGTTTGCACTTCTGGAAGAACTAATGCCGATTGCCAATTTAGGAAGTAAAGGGCTCTTGAGAAAAGGCGTTCTTTCTCCTATATTGGTTTGCAATAAAGACTCCGTTCAAGAAGTATGTGTTGTTCGCCTAGCGAGTTCATCTAACGCCTATATCGGTATGATATTGTATGTATATTGGGGTGGTTCTACAGGTCTGTTCTTTATTAATAGTAAGACTGGTAACTCCTATATCATAAGGAAAGTCAACGGTAGTATGATTTCTGAAATAGAGTTCAAACGAAAAAATGATCATCTCTTCGTTCGGAGTAAGACAAACACAGCTTCATTTCGTGTAAGTGCTTTGTTTTTGGATACTACTGGGGTTGACCTGTCTTTATCCATGAATATAGTTGATGAGAATCTGGATGATGCTGAAGATATAGAAATACTATAATTCTTTGGTAACATGAGGAGCGGACGGGTGTGGACCGGCACCCATCCGTTTTATCTCATTAAAATATGACTTATTTTTAATACTATGTTGTTTGTATTTGTTTCCAATCAGTCCAAGTTCCATTATTACATATTCGAATAAAAAATCTGCTCTGAAAATCTACAAAAGTTTGCTTGATGGTGACCTCATTAATAGCAATCGTTTCCAAGAATCCATAATTACTTGATGTATTGGGTTTATTATCCAATGATTGGGTTTTATCGACAAACATATATCCAGTATTATTAGCTTCATTAAAATCAGTAATTTCACCAAATCTCCTTTTGTACCATGTATCATTTATCCCTAATAGTCCTTCCAGTACTGAGGCATTGGCTTTCAACGCCTCACTTAATTCCATCTTTTCCATAATATTTTTTATTTACCAGTTTCAGTTTCCAAATTGTTTTTCTTATAATCCTGCCATGAGTCGGCAAGCTGCCCCACCGAAGCGGAAGTGTAGAGGTCAAGTATATGAATCTCGTCATCGGCAAGCTCCACAAGCTCGTTCCGATAGATCTTCTCCGCAAGTACGTGCGCCGGAAGACCGGGCACGTTCCTGTAAATGCCGTCAGCAATATCCTTACGGATATCCGCTATCACCATATCCTGTCTGTCTATCCCCGTGAACAGGGGAAATTTTGTAAAATCAACTTTCATAATATTCTTAATTAAATACTGTTATCCGCAATAAAACATAACCCAATAATTGCCCATACATTTAACGAATCCGGACGCATAATCCAGATCAATGGAGGACATCTCTTTTCCTCCGGGGGCAGGCAGGATGCGCCCGCCTGTCAGTCTTACCCCGCCGCTCATACGTTTGAAGTATATGGTATGTCCCGGAACATCCGGAGGAAGTGTCACTTCTATATTACCCGTATTAATAAACATCACATTGTCATCATTGTTATTCAGGGAAGTGCTGACGGATATGTTCCTCCAGTTCCCCACTATGCCATGAAGAGACACATAACTGTCATTGTTCGGATGAAGGAAAATGTTACCCCCCTCCACGAACAGAGGAATGCTCAGGGTCTTGATGTGCATCCCGATCATGGCATTCGGACTCTGTATGTCAATTCCGGCATCATACGATATCCCTTCGATTGTGACAAATTTCGTGTTCCCTCCGATTTTTACACGTGCAAATGTCCTTTCGTTATAAAACTCTATCTGTCCGGCAGACAGGTTGAAACCGACATGGGAATCCGTCCCCTCATAAAGAGTTTTTGAGGACAACATGCCGGAATCTATGGAAAACGGACCGATACGTCCGCTATCCGCCGTGATTTTTCCGCTGATGTCCACATTGACCGCCCTGATACCGTCCGCATCAATCATGGACGCCTTGATCTTCTCGGTCAACAACAGCTTGGTGGCGATAAAAGTCCAGCTCTGTGCTACTTCCCAGTATTTTATTTTTCCCGAAGCCACATTCTGTTTGGGGGTTTCCGTCGATACCGACGTATGCGAACGGATGCACAGGTACAGCAGGTTGTCATAAAGTACAATGTCGTAAAACTGCTGCCCTTGCTTGCCCTCCAGGTAAGACACAGACGCCTCCCATACACGCATACGCATGCGCGCCCCCTTATCTCCCTTGTCACCTTTTGGAGCAAAACTGACCTGTCCGGTTCTAGTCACCAACGGCATATCACCTCCTTATTCCTTGGTTGTGATGGTCCATGCCACGTTGCCTCCTGCCTGCTGGCACATGTCCCAAGTACACGTGCCGGAAGTGGCTGCTGTACCGGAAGTAGACGGGTTAAGGACTACTCCTGCACTGTCCATGAACACGAAATAGAAAGTCATGTCCTTGTACTTGGTGGTACTTCCACGCTTGACCAAAATGGGCTTATAGACCACCGTGTCACCACTTTCCCGGATGGTCTCGTCCTCGGGCGTGGGATTCAGGATCAAATCAAACGGATCGGACGCATCCATTACGGACTGCGTGTCCTGACCGATGAGCTTGCCGCCCTGGTACACCTCCGCCTTGAACACACCTGTCGTGTCAACCATATCGTTGGTGACGGTCAATGTCTGTGTGGTTTTTCCGCTCAGCACGCTCCACGCACCGTTGACCTGGTTGTACCACTTGTACGCCAGTCCGGTAGTGATCTCGTCACTGCCCATGCGCGCTACGGCTTTCAGAATGCAACTCTGCCCTTTGTCCCGAAGGGTAAAATACTTGTTGTCACCGGCAATGATCGTCACATGCTTTTGGTTTCCGACCCCCTTGGTGATGGGGATGCTATAGACGAACTGGACGGTGTCGCTGGTATTCCCTATCGTCACGGTAGCTTCACCCTTGATGGTACAAGAGGCCGCTCCGCTCGCCTTGACCAGATTCTTGACGATCTGCAATCCGTAGTAATCCGTCGTACCGAGCTGGTAAGGGATAAACTTGAAATGTCCCGTCTCACCGCCAAACGTGTTGGTGGAAACATTGCCCGAGAACTTGATCTCGACATCATTGAAATACCATTTCATGGAGGAAGGAACCACCAGCCCTTCCGCCACCCGCGAAGAGGTGAGAATGAAGGACAAGACGGGCTTGAGCGAAGCGAAATCCGGTGCGATGTTCGTCGGCGCGGACGCTTCGCCCATATACTCCTGATACAGATCTCCCTGGTTACACTGGATGGCAGGCATGTATACGCCGCCCTTTTGCGAAAATATGACCTGTCCGGTCGCGCTGGCCAAACTCATGACGCTCCTCCTTCCCCGGTCGTTCCCGTACTATCCGTGCCTTCGGAGCTTTCGGTGTTGTCCTCCCCCCAAGAGGCAGGTGTGAATACTTCGACGGGATGGTCCGTACCGTCTATCTCTTCTTTCGCTGCCTGCGGGGTCAGGCAGATGCCGCCCGCTTCCTTGGCCCTGTCAAATACCGTGTCGCCGGGGAAACGTGCCACGTCCGCCTGCCACAATAATACATTGCCATCCGCTGTCCTGTTGCGGATATCGGTCAGATGCAACCGGTCGGCAACCTCCTTCGTTACTTTAATGTAAAATGCCATACTACTATTGTTTTTAATGTTATCCAAATTTTCTTACTACTACCGCCTTGCCCCCCTGTGTGAGCACCTTGCCGCCTTGTGTCAGCGCCACGTAAGGGCCTCTGTCCTCCACCTCCAGCTTTAACATCATGCCGTTGCTGAAAGGTATCCTGGGAGAGTATCCGTCGGCAACCTTGGCATATCCGGCATCTCCGCTCTTCTTGACGTACCAGTGGCAGTTAAACATGGCGGATGGATTCGGGATAACCCCCATGGTATCCCGAATGACGGGTCTGGGAAAGATGGCGTAAGTCCCATCCGGAACACCCGTAGGTACGCCCTCCCAGTCGGCTTCAATCTTCGGAATCCTGCGGCGTATCACCGTAGAGACTGCCGGGTCCGATGTGCCCGGGGTTGATGCCGGAGTCCCGGAAGCCGCATAGGTGGCCTTGCAGACAATCGTGATGTCATCACCTATATAATTGCGGTCAATCTTATATACATTCTTGTTCAGTGATACAAACTCCCAGTCGTTGTCACCCGCTCCTGTGGTTATCGCCTCCAGCGCTCCCGTAGACAACAGACGGTACCAGAAGAACTTGCATTTGCCCGTAGCCGTCACATCCGTGTCGCCTACCATCAGTTTAGCCGTGATGGTCTGTGCGGTGATGTCACGCACCGGGTTCCAGTCCAGCGTGGACGGGCTGTCTATCGTCAATACGGGGATCGCATCCGTACCGTCAACCGCGCGGACAAGACGGCTCATCTGAAAAGTAAACAGCTGTCCGGTACGTGTGTCGGCATATTCCGCGTAAAACTCCAGCGTGACGGGTTTTAGGACGGTGACATTTTTTTTCATTGTGATCTGTCCCTTGCTGTCACCGGACTCCGTAATGCTGTAGCCTGTGTTTGTCGATGTGATAAGTGTGCGTGTGGTTCCGATGCGCTCGTACCACTTCATGTTGGTCAGCCTGGAGTTGACCGCCCCGATTTTAGTCACCGCTTCCGGATCGGTGGCGTTGCACCGCGGAAACAGGACCAGCGGTGTCAGCGTATAGTCCGGAGTGTATTCAGCTTTGTCAGCCTGGTAGACCTGCATGTCCGGCACGCTGCCCACCACCTCGATGTTACAACTGGTTTGTAACAGCCGGTAGTTGATTTCTATTTTTCGTTGCTTTGTTGCCATTGTATAAAACCATTTTAAAATGTTACAAAATTCTCCGCCACTTCAAACTGCTGCCCGTCACGCAATAACGCCTGTGCTTTAAACGTACACACCCGCATGTTGGTATAATTCGGTCCGAGATCATCTGTCGTCAGAGGAAGATTTTTCCCGGCGCCGGCACGCTTCACCGCCCATGCGTTATCTTCTGATACATTCCCGGTATCACGCGTCCAGCTCACATCAGCGTCAAGTATATGATCTGTCACGTCACGGTTGTACAGCTTGCCGGTAATATATAACGTTGTGGAAAAAGTCTCGATATCAAAATACCACCCCTTTGTGCTGCCGATCTCTATCGTAAATTCCGGGTTCCCTTCCAGCATCGCCCATCCGGCCGCCGCATATTGCGGTTCGTCGGCTGTTCCCGTCATCAGGCACTTCCATTTGCAGCCGTAGTGCCAAACCGTGTCCGCCCGCTCCTGCGTATTGGTATAAGGATTGTCAGAGGACACGACTTCGGCCGACCAAAAGCCACGGTCCACCAGTTCCTGTACGGGCAGTCCCTGCCAGTCCACCCGGTAAAGTTCACCGAAGATGCCGGCACGGGCGAATATGTACGAGTGCTTATAGTTGACGGGGAGATTGTCAAACAAATCCAAATTGGGCAAACGCCCCAATATCATGTAATAGTTGTTCTGTTCCAAGACAGGTTTCGTTACTCCTTCCAGCCATACCAGGCACTTGTCCGTGGTGGCGGACAAATACCAGTAGCTTTGCCTGTCCTCATTGATGGCATTGCCTCTGCGCGTGATAATCATCAGCTCAGTAGGGGGATAGTTCCGGCCTCCCGGCACCTCGCTGTCCGGGTATGACAACACCGAGATGGAGTTGGCCGGGACATTCTTGGACAGCACGCGCATCCACGAGGCGTAATACTCCCCCGTAGAAAAGAGGTTCTTCACAATCCCGTACACTATATCACCCTCCTGGAATGCGGTGAAGTCATTCTCCCAGCGCTTGCGCAATTTCAGGGTATAAGTTCCGTCGCTCTCTAAAGCCACGGACTCAATGACTCCGTTCTCGGAATATGAGGTGTCGCCTTCCTGTGCGTTCAGACGGTTATAGATGATTTCCTTGAACACTGCGGAGCCGCGTACCTCAAGACGCTCGAACTGACCGCGCCCGTCAGGATAGATACCGGCACCTTTACCGGCAATCATGGAGTCGATGAACTTGCCGAACTTCAATAAGAAATTTGTTCCGTCCGCTTGATCCTTACGAAGGAACATTACTAAGGAGCGCAATGCGGAATACACGTTACTATCCGTGGCCGGTGTAGAGTCATTCCTTCTTATCACATACACACCGCTGCCACCATCGCCCGTATAGGTCTGTCTCTTTAGGGTAAGGCTCTCAACCTTTTCCTCCAGCTCCCCGATACGAGAATAGGCGGCGGTTTCCCCGACAGTATATATAGGGGAATCATAAGCTAAATCAAGATTGAATTCAAATCCGATAACCCTTGACTGCCTTCCGTTCTCGAAATAAGCCTTGTTGATAAGGTTGACCTTTTGACCGATGCTGTAGAGGTTGTGAATGCCATCCTCACGGTATGCGTCATTTGACATCATCGTGCAGCCATAGGTACTCGGGTCTATCTTGGATTTGGCAGCGTACTTTTCAGTCTTTTCCTTCAGCTCCTGCTCGGCGGCACCCACAAGCCCAAGTTCGGTTATTTTCGTGCTGTCCCAGCCGGAAAGCACATATTCATCTCCATCCTGGGGAAAGAGCACATCACCAGGAAGCGGTCTGCCATAGTCCTCATTCCTGACTATCTCCCAAAGCTGTGCCTCAGGGTTCCATCCGCCATCCTCCAATATCTCCGGCTTTCCCTCAGGATTGAACTTCACGGCAAACTCCAAACCGTTGAGAAGTCCGGACGCGAAACGTATCCTCAGCTCCTGACCGGGGAGGATATATTTCTCGGAAAAGTTAACACCCGTGTCCCTAAAGCGGTAGGCATTCCATTTTTCCTCGGTGGTTGTGCCGTCCTCATTCTCCACCTTGTCCGTCACTTCGATAGTGGTGACATCCGACATGATGCCCGTTCTTCGGGGATAGACTTCATCGAAGATAACCACCTGCTCGACGGCTTCCTCGGTAGTCATATCAGGATAAGCGTCAATGTAAGGAGTGCCTTCGGGCAACATTAAGCGTTTTTGCACCACGCCGTTCACAACCACGGTCTCGTCAACCGGACGGTAGTCAGATGGGATATTCTTTGTTGAACCAAAAGCGTAGATACGGGTGGCATAAGTGGACCGGGATTCTGACTGTGACATTTCCTGCACGTTTTTCCCGATTTCGAAATCCACCGCATCGCCGGACTCACAACGCCCGAAATGGATGATGTTTTCAGTCACCCAGCATTCGCAATCCCATTTCTTTGCCATCTCAAAACAAGCGTCAAGGATGTTGATGTTGTCGTAAGTCATCAGTAGCGCCTTGTTCTCTACAGTGCTGTCAATGGAGAAAACAAAATCCTGTCCTTTGTATGTGTAACCAAGAGCCTTCAAATTTCTAAGGACTATACCGGCTTGTACGTCAAGCGGGGCGGTCAGGTTCCAGGACGCCTCCTGTCCGGCCGTTTCTGGGGTATATTTGAAGATTTTGTTTTTCCATTTCCAGTAGTAGGCGTCAAGTCTTAATTCGTAATCGTAGCCGGCGGTATT